AATGGAAAAAAATTCCCATATACAAAAAAGGGAATGAAAGAAGCTTACGAAGCTGCCGAAAAGAAAGTAAAACCAGCAAAAGCAGCTAAGAAAAAGGGATAACAAATGCCGCGCGAAAGTAACGCAACACGATTATCAACATATAAGAAACGTCTTGACTATTCTAAAAAGTGGCGTAAACAAGAAAATTACGATACTTTATGGGCTAGAATGATTAATCTATACCGCGGTAGGCAATATATGGGTGCTGCCGTTGGTGATAGATTGCTTGTAAACATTGCATTTTCTACGATTAATACTTTGGCTCCAGCCGTTTCGATTGGCCGTCCAAAAATCAATGTTAATGCACGTAGACCTGAAGATGGTGATAAAGCTGTTGTAACTGAATCAATCATAAACTATTGGTGGCAGCATTACGAGTGTCAACCAGAGTTCCAAAGAGCTGTTAAAGATTATTTGATTATTGGTCATGGTTGGATTAAAACTGGTTATCGTTTTGTTGAAGAAGATAAGCTTGCTGATATTCAAGACACTGCTGATGAAGCAGCTGTTCCTGATGCAACCGGTGAAGTTGAATCAGAAATAATTATTAGAGAAGACCGTCCATTTCTAGAACGTGTTGACCCATTCGAAATGTTTATTGATGTTGATGCCAATTCGATGAGCAATATTAGATGGATTGCACAACGTACACGCCGCACATTAAAAGATGCTAAAGTTGACCAAAGATATGATGCCGCCGCAAGAAAAGAGCTAAGCCCAACATCTTTCCAAAAGTATGGAGATGAATCTAAAGCTAAGACTAATAGTGCAGTTAATCCAGATGAAGCATACGTTGACATCTTTGAATATTATGATATTAATACTGGTGAGATGTGCATCTTTTCAGACTCTGGTGATAAATTCTTAGTTAAGCCAACACCAATGCCATATGTGTTTGGTCATCCGTTTGTTATGGTTCGTAACTATGACATCCCTAACTTCTTCTATCCAATGGGTGAGCTAGAAGCTATAGAGCCATTGCAGTATGAGTTGAATGAAACTCGTACTCAGATGATGAACCATAGAAAGCGTTATGCACGTAAATGGCTGTTCGATGAATCAGCTTTTGATGACTTCGGTAGAAATGCTTTAGCTTCAGATGATGATAACGTTATAGTCCCAGTTAAGGGTGGCCAAAACTTAGCAAACGTTGTAGTCCCAATGCCAGCTCTTATTAACCCACCAGACTTCTATAACCAATCTACTTTAATTATAAATGATATTGACCGTGTGTCAGGAGTCTCAGAGTACCAAAGAGGTTCTATACCAGAAACGACTCGTACTGCCCGCGAAGCATCAATTATTGCTGAAGCTGGTAATGCTAGAGTGTCAGAGAAACTTATTCAAATAGAAAACAAGATTGCTCAATGTGCTTCTAATCTAATAATGTTAGCACAACAGTATTTAACTGGTGAGCAGACTGTAAGAATCGTTGGGACTGAAGCATCTCCTGTTTGGTTAACTTTCGATAAAGATTATATATCTGGTGAGTTTGACTTTGAGGTTGAAGCAGGTTCTACAGCTCCTAGGAACGAAGCTTTCCGTAGAGATATGGCAATGCAAATAGTTTCGGCAATGCAACCATTTGCCCAAGCCGGTCTAGTTAATCTACCTAAGTTGGCTGAGTACGTATTGCAAACCGGGTTTGGTGTTAAGAATGCTGCAGCCTTTTTGCAAGAGCCGCCACCACCACCACCAGAGCAGGGTGGTTTACCGCCTGAAGGTGGTATACCTGGACAGGGTCCCCTCCCTGAAGAGGGTATACCTGGACAAGGTGGGGAGCAGCTTCCACCTGAATTAATGGCAGCCATGGCTCAAGCTCAAGGAGCAGGTGGACCACCACAAGGTTTACCACCTGACCAGGGTCTCCCACCAGAGCTAGCAGGCCTTCCACCAGAAGTCCTCGCCCAGATAATGGCAGCCCTGCAGGGACAGGCACCTCAGGGTCAATCAGCCCCTCAAGGTGAGCAAGAACTACCCCCAGAGATTCTAGCCGCCCTACAAGGGCAGGGACCAGCTTAATAATAAATTAAAAGGGCGGTATGTAAAAGAAATTGCATACATATAGAGAAGTAAAAAACAGGAACAACCAAATCAGAAGGTAAGGATTCCAAATGAGCACAGATATAATTGATACTAGTACTATGACTGAAGATATTGACCCCATTGTTGAAGATGGACAAGTTAGTGAACAAGTTGAATTAGAATCAGAAACTCCAGTAGAAGAACAAGAACTCTTTGATTTTACAGATATTGGCGAGAAGTTCGTCAAGCTCCAAGTAGATGGTCAAGAAGTCACAGTTCCAATAAAGGAGGCTTTTGCCGGTTACAGTCGTCAAGCGGATTATACCCGTAAGACACAAGAATTGGCAGAACAGAGGAAGCAAGTACAGTTTGCTGCCACGCTGCAAGAATCTTTGCAGAATGACCCAGCAGGCACATTACAAGCATTGCAAGAACATTATGGCATAACCACTACAGCTCCTGCAGAGGAAGAGTGGCTAGATGATAATGAGAAGCAATTCCGTAGTTTAGAGCAACGAATCGCAGCCTTTGAATCAGATAAGGCTATGACAGATTTGACCAAGACTATAGACTCTTTGAAGAGTAAGTATGGTGAAGACTTTAACGCAGAAGAAATTGTGGCTAAAGCCTTACTGCAAGGTTCAGATGATTTAGAGGCAATCTTTAAACAAGTTGCTTTTGATAAAATCTATTCCAAATCTACGGAAGCTACTAAAAAGCTTGCGACAGAACAGGCAAGGTTAAATGCTAAAAGAGGGGCTAATATAGTCTCTGGTGCAACATCATCTCAGTCAACGTCAAAGCCAAACACTGCTCAAGCTAAAACTGTATTCGAAGCATTCGAAGCCGCAAAAAAGACTTTGGGTATTTCAGATTAAACACTAAATTTCACAACAAGGAGTAATATCATGGCAGTAGGAAACGCAAGTTTTGACACAGCGCTGTTATCAACTACGCTGCAAAATTACCAGCCAACGCTGGTAGACAACATCTTTAAGGACCTCGTCCTTCTAGACCACTTAAATAGTAATGGTCGCATTATGATGGAAGAGGGTGGCACTTCAATTGTTGAGCCAGTACTCTATGCTGTCAACGACACCGTTAACTCATATTCGGGTTATGACTCCATTGACCTTACGCCGCAGAATGGTATTTCTGCAGCGCAATACCAGTGGAAGCAAATGGCTACTTCTATCGCAATTAGCGGTATTGAAGAGGCTCAGAACCGTGGCACAGAAGCAATTATAAAGCTTCTTAATGCCAAAATTATGCAGGCAGAAATGTCAATTAAGTCCAGCCTAAACACAATGTTGTTTGGTGATGGAGCAGGCAATGGTGGCAAAGACTTTAACGGTCTTGGCAATATTATCGGTACACAGAATAACACCGTTGGTGGTATTAATGCTTCTGATAATACTTGGTGGAACCCGTATGAGGATTCATCTGCTGCTACATTGGTAACTACAGATATGGCAAAAGTATACAATAACGCGTCTAAGGGTAGCGATACTCCAGACCTCATTGTTACTACTGAGCCGTTGTTTGCCAAGTATGAGTCATTGCTAGTAGCAAACATACGTTATCAGGACGTGAAGAAAGCCAACTCGGGTTTCCAGAACTTAATGTTCAAGCAGACTCCAGTTGTGTTTGACTTTGCCGTTCCGGGTGACCAAAGCTCGTCTGCAAAGATGTTCTTCATCAACTCGAAGTACCTTAAGCTAGCCGGTATGAGTGGTCATTGGTTCAACACCACTGACTTCCAAAATGGTACTGTAGCAGGCGTAGATGCCCGTTATGCTCTCATCTTGGCTTTCGGCAACCTTACAGCAAGTAATCGTGCTCGTCAAGGCTACTTGCTTGCGAATGCGTAAGCAATAAATAAAGTGTCGTTGGTACCAGGAGTTTTAAAAGACCATCCTTCGGGTCTCTCCTGGTGCCAATGATTCAATATAGGTAATAAAGTTAGAAAATAGGAAGTGCAATTCCATACTTCCCCCCCATAAGGTGAGATTTGATACTCAAGAGGGTATCAGGAAACAATAGGAGAAAATAAAATGGTAGCAGCAAATAGTACAAGAGCATTTGAACAAAGAGCAGTATTGAAGACAGCCGTAGTAGCGACCGGGTCTTACGCGAACGTTACTGGATTAGAGTTTTACGCAGAGGCAGGTTTGACCTACCGATTCGAATTCCATTACGTGTGGGATGCAGGCGCAGTAACAACTGGAGCGGCGTTCTCGATTAATGGTACAGCAACCCCAACGGCGTTGGCTTATAGTCATGAGACAGGCTTAACAACCACAACCACAACATTAGGTACTGGGCTTAGTGCCTATAACCTACCAGCCGCAACAGGCGTAACTTCACCAGCAACCACGGGCAATAGTGCCGTTGTTTGGGGTGTTATTACACCATTAACCTCTGGTTTTGTAACGGGTCGTGTAATCGCAGAAAACTTGACTGATGCAATCACTGTTAAAGCAGGATTGACATATGTCCAGTGGGAGCGTATCGCAGACCAGGGCATTCCAGCTAACGCAGCTAATAACGCTTAATTAATTAAATAAAGTGTTGTGCCACCCGGTTATCTCGATAGCCGTGGTGGCATTCCACTGTAAACTTTAACGAAGGAGTTTTTATGAATAAAGAAATAACAAATAGAGGGCAAATGTTAGTCGGTACCGAAGTTTATGGCACTGCGTCCAATGTGGAGACGGCATCAATAATGCCAAGCTATATCCAGTCTGGGACAGAACTAGCACCACCTTCTGGTAATGATTATATTCCTCCCGTTCCAACATGTACTTATTGGAATGAGATTACAGAAATGGGTTGC